CGTCGACGAGGATCGGGTTCGTCCAGCCGTACTCGACGATGCTGGCCGCGATCTTGGCGATCTGGCTCTCGGCGTGCGTGCGCGGATTGCGGGCGTAGGGAATCAGCGCCTCGACCTTGCGGTACTCGACGTTGAGTGTGTTCAAAGTGGAAGTCCCAAAAGCAAAACCCGCCGAGCGTTGCCGCCGGGCGGGTTGAGTGAATGAAGATTCTGGAGGGGTGGTAACTGCGCCTGGGGGTGGTAACCGGGGCCGGTAACCTGGCCGACTGGTAACCTTGCCCGCGCCCTGACGCTAAAAAAGCGTCGCGCTCGCGCCCCCCGCATGGGATTTTCGGGAGGAAGGACCCCTTTCGCCTCGGGCCGCTCGCCGAACCGTCACCGCTGTCCAGAAGATAGCTGAAATACTACCCCCGACCGGGGTGATTTGTTGCATGCCTGCCGGGCCTCGAAACGGACAAGCAAGGCAAGGCGAGGACAAACACGGCAAGCATTACCCTAAATTGCCCACGTTTTTGGACGGCGGCCGCACGCCTTCGCCGTTGAGGTTCGTCGCCACGATCTCCAGCGCCCGCTGCCAGCGTCGCCAAGCCGTCGTGCGGTCGCAGGCAAAACGGATCGTGATGTCCCGCCAGCCGTAGCGCTTGGCCCGCATCCACACCAGATGGCGTTGCTCGACCTCCAGCCATTGCACCCACTTCATTGTTTCCAGCATCCGCTCGATGGCCTCGGGGCTAGGGGGAAACGGTCGGTAGACGTGCTCGTCGGCAGAGAAGGCTTCCCACTCCCTGCGCACGATGACAGGCCAGGTGTTGAAGTAGCCCTGCACACGCACCGGTGGCAGGCGGCGTCCGGTGCTGGCCGCCTCCTCGAAGCGCGCGGTCACGTCCTCAATCGTCCAAGGGTTGTGGCGGTCAGCCATGGCGTCGCCCTCCTGCGCCGTAGAGGCGCTCGCCGATCTGGCGCACCAGTTCGCGCTCCATCCAGTTCAGACGCTCGTCGTCGGCATTGACGACGAAGATGTGCTGGTCGCGCCAGCCGCGTTGCTTGATGACGTCCACGTCCTGCACGTCAGGTTGCAGGCGACCCAGCGGGCAGCGGTATTGGGGTGTCGGGATTTTCATCTCACACCTCCCGTTCTAGTGCGTGCTGCGCGATGGCCCAGTGCAGCAACGCCAATGCGTCGGCTTCGTTGTCGTCGGACGGCGCGTGGCCGCGCGCACGGACGGACGCGATCACCTCGTCCTTGCCCGCATTGCCTTTGCCGGTGGCGTGCTTCTTGATCGTGCCGACCGGCACGCCCTGGTATGGGATCTGGTGGTGCTCGCACCACGCGGTTAGCGTGGCAAGAAACCCGCCATAGGCGTGTGCCGCATCGGTCGAGACGTGGCGGCGCACTTCCTCGAAGTGCAGGCAGTCGATGCCATCGCAGGACTGCTTGATCTCGGTGAGCCAGCGTTTGAACCGCAGGAAGCGCATCCCGCCGCCTTCGAAACGCTGCGGCCGGAAGCTCTCGGAGCCGCTGGTGATGTCGCCGTCGCTGTCGCGCAGCGCCCAGCCGGTGGTGGTACCCAGATCGAGGGTGAGGATGGTGGTGGTCATGGTGTCAGTCCTTGTTTTGGTTTGGTCTGACGGATCGGACGGGTCTCATCGAAACCTCCCATGAGGTGCGCGCACACGCGCACGCGTAGGGGTTACGACGTAGTCCGTCCGATCCGTCAGACGCGGTCATTTCAGTTGTCGGCATAGGGGGTGTAGGCCGGTGTGGGCGGGTACTTCAGGCCAAGACCCTGAAACCCACGCAGCCCCATGCCGTTGCGCCATTTGTCCAAGCCACGGGTGAGCAGCAGATCGGCAAAGCGCTTTTGCGATCCCGTGAATTCCCCAGCAGCCTCGGCCCACTGTTTCCAGTCGTTGAACAGCTCGGCGGTCAGCGACTTGGCGTTGACCTCACGCACGCAGCGTTCATCGAGCCAACGGCCCAGCGCGTCCTCGGCCTCGAAATACTCCTCGGTGGCTTCGACCACCCGCTGCGGCGGATCAAGCCGCCCGTGGCGCTGCCAGTCGAGACAGCCCTGCACGGCCCACGCGAGGATGCCGTCACGTTCGGCCAGCAGTTTTTGCTGGAGGTTCTTGTCGCGGCGTTCGGGCGGCACGGTGATCGTGAACGGGATCAGGTGCAGCCTGCGTTTCATCGCCTCATCGATGTTGCGGATGGCGGGCTTGTGGTTGCCCGCCACGAACAACTTGAACTGCGGGAAGAACTCGAAGAAGTCCTGGCGCATGAAGCGCGCAGAGATCTTGTCGCCACCGGTGAGGTTCTTGAGCTTGGACTCGGCCCAACGTTTGCCCTGCTCGGTTTCGATGGCCGCCACGAAGCGCGCGCCGCGCAGTCCCGCCATATCGGTCGGGTGCCGGTCGGTGCGCGTTTCCATGAAGGTGTCCATCGGCGCGTTGGTCGCGTAATCACCCAGGATGGTGGCCAGCGTGTTGACGAACACCGACTTGCCGTTCGCGCCTGTGCCGTACAGGAAAAACAGCGCGTGCTCTTGCGTCGACCCGGTCAGCGCGTAACCGACCATCCGTTGCAGGTAGGACTGCAGCTCCTTGTCGCCACCCGTGACCTCGTCGATGAACTGCCTCCAGGTCGGGCAGTCGCCACTGGGCGTGGCTGTGGTGATCTTGGTCATCCGGTCGGCGCGCTCGTGCGGGCGCATCCGGCCTGTCGTGAGATCGACCACACCGCCCGGCGTGTTGAGCAGCCACGGATCTGCATCCCATTCGTCGGTGGTGGCCGCGTGCCTGCGATCAGCACGCGCCAGACGCTCCACACCGCCGACCGTTCCTGCGCTGGCCAATTTGGCGGCGACCTTGGGGTTGTCGGCGCGCACAGCCGTCTGGCGGCAGACGCTGCGGATCAAGTCCGTGGCCGCCAGCGTGTCCTCGGTGCGCCAGCGTTGCCCGTCCCACACCAGCCACTTGCCCCAGCCAGCCACGTAGCGCCAGTCGCGGTGGTAGCGGCGCGTGAAGGACAGCGCCAGCGCGTCCTCAGTGCCCCACACGGATTCGTCGCTACTGACCACCGGCTCATCGGCGTCGGCCACGTCGTGCATCTGCAAGCGTGGACCGTGGGTGAGGAAGGTGGCGACATCGAAGCCCTCGGCGATGGCGTCCGCCACGTCCCATCCCTCGGCGGCTTCTTCGGGCGGATAGAGGACGTGGCAGGATTTGGCTCCCGCTGACAAGATCGCCTGTGCCGCCTGCGTGGCGTACTCCCAGCCCGGCTTGTCGCGGTCGGGCCAGATCAGTACAGCCTTTCCAGACAGCGGCGACCAGTCGGTCTTTTCGACCGGAGCGTTCGCGCCGTGCATCGCCGTGGTGGCCACGATGCCCGCGTCGATCAGGGCCTGTGCGCACTTCTCGCCCTCGACCAGCACCACCTGCGCGGTACTGGTCATCCCTGGCTGGTTGTAGAGCGGACGCGGGTCGGGCGGTGCCATCTTGCGCCGCTTCGCATCCCAGGGCCGGAACTGCTTCTTGCCACCGGGCGGGTCATAGCGATAGACGACGGCGATCAGTTTGCCAGCGGCGTCGAGGTAGTCCCATTTGGCGGTGGCCGGGCCCAGTTCATCGACGGGCGCTGTTTGCTTCTTACCCTTGCGCACTGGCGCGGAACGCGCACGCCCGAGCAGATCGGCAGCGGCATCCAGCACGCGCGGGAAATCGTGGGTCACATCGATGCCGAAGTGATTGCCGATCAGCGCGTACACATCGCCACCGGAATCATCGGCGCGATCCGTCCACAGGCCTGCCTTGTCACCGTCGAGCACCACTTCGAGGCTGTCGCCCGGGCTGCCCAGCACATCGCCGATCAGGAAACGCCCACGGCGTTTCTTGCCTGCCGGGAACAGTGTGAACAGCACGGATTCGAGGCGCGCCAGCAATTCGGCGCGCAGTGCTTCGCGCTCGGCGTCGCTGAGGGTGCGGCAGTTGTTCTCGGGTGGTGGCGCAATATCGTTGAAGTCGAGCGTCATTCGGTCTCCCCAGCGACAACATCCGCATCGTCTTCATCAGTACGGCCTTGGACTGCGGCACTGCGCGCTGCCCACGCAGAAAGCTCGGACAGTCGATAGCGCACCAGCCCGCCCATCAGGTAGTGCGGGATGCGGTACTTGCTGCGCATCGCGTGGTCGGCAAACCAGTAGTACGGCAGACGAAGCGCGGCCGCAGCCTGCTTGGCGTCGATCATCGGCTCGACACCAGTGGCCGGTTGGGTGTGGTCGGTCATGCTTGCGTCCTCCAGCAGCGGTCTTGCCACGCGCACATCCGGCACTCGAAGTGGGTCGGGTCATGAAAGGCGCGTGGCAGCAGCTCGCCTGCCTCGGTGGCCGAGATGACCTTCACCGCACGATCCGACATGCGCTGGGCTAGCGCCGCGTCAAAGGGCACGAGCTCGGTGTAGATCTCCATCGTGTCGGCGTTGAGCGCCGTGAAGATCGCCGGGTGCTCATGCAGTTCGAGATAGGCCTGGTAGATCGCCACTTGCGCGGCGTAGACGGGCTTAGAGACGGCCAAGCCTTTTTTCTCCAGATCGCTCCAGGATTTGTTGCCCAAGCATTTGCATTCCCACAGCGCCGGATAGGCGAAACTGTCAGGGCCGCCGACGATGACGCCGTCGACGTGCCCCTGCAGGCGTCCATCGGCCACCGAGAAGCCGAACTGCTCGCCGTCGGTCTTTCGGGTGCGCAAGTCAAAACCTGCGTCCCGCAGCCACGCGACCATGCAGTCCTCCATCACATGGCCACGCTCGAAGATGCGCAGCATCCGGCCCGGGGTGTCCCGCCCGTGGTCGCTGGGGGCCTTGGCGTACTCGAACTGCAGCGCGCGCTCACAAGCCACCCCGAGGCGCGAGGCCCCGAGGTACTGGCGCTCGGACTGGCGGGCACGGGCCTGCTGCATTCCGGCGTCGACCAGCGCGGTGAGCTGGCCTGAGAGGCTCGAAGATGAGTTGAAATCCAGCATCACGGCCTCCTCAGAACGGGATGTCATCGTCGAAATCGACGAAGGGATTGGCGGCATCCGGTGCCAGCGGATCGGGCGTCGGCGGCAAGCCCCGCACCGGCGGGAACTTGGTGGCCTCGTGGTGCGCAGCCATCGCTTCCGTCCAGCAGGTGACGATGGCGTCGATCACCTGCAGCGCTTCGGCTTCGGCGTAGTCGCCCAGCGGCTTGGCAAAACCGATCTCGCCCGCCGCTGCGCCGAAGGCCTTGAGGCACTGGCGCATCGCACCCAGCTCGACGTCAGACGGATCGATCATGGCGACCTCCGTCCTGCCGATACGGCCTTCCTTGGCGCGCTGCCAGTTGCCGTACATCTGGTGAAAAATGTCCTGGCAGCGACGTGAGCAGAACACCCAATCGAGCACGTAGCGGCGCGGATCGGCGGTCTTGAAGCGACCGTCCATGTGGCCGTAACCGCGCGCCTGTCGTTTGCAGACCCAGCATTTCACGCCACCTCCGCAGATGTCCGTCGGCGCATGAAGCGAGTCTCGTACTGAGAAATGTCCTCGAGTCGGTAGCGAACTAGGCCGCCCAATTTGATGTAATCAGGGCCAGTCCGAAGCATTCTCCAGCGCTCCAGCGTCTTCTCGCTCACCGCCCAGCGAGCAGCCAGATCCCGCGAGCTAAAGATCACCTTGGACATGTTTGTCGTGTGTTGAATCTCAGCGTTGCTCATGGCGACCTCCTCACTGCGCCCACGACGGTTTGCCCGTCACGGGTGCGCGTTGCGGAGCGGGTGCCGGTGCCTGATACGCGGGTGCCGCAGCCTGCGCCGGAGCGCCGGAGTTACCACCACCCGTGGTCTTGGGCGGCACGCCCATGAACTTGGCGTAGTCGGGGTGGTCGGGCTCGACCGCGACCTTGACCACGTTGCGATCCAGACCCTTGCCATCTTTCTCGATGTCGACGCGGGCAAGGAACTCCAAGCCATCCAGTTCGTGAAAACCCTGGATGCGGCGGGCGGCGGCGGCCTGCGGGCTGTTGTCCTGCGGGTGGACGTTACGAGCGCTGTTGAGTGCGGCACGGATGAACGTGCGCCCCATTTGCCCCCAGGTCGGGCCTTTCTGCGAATGCAGGCCGATGTTCGACCACATCTTGCGTTTGGCGTGATCGCCCGCGGTGACCACGAATTCGGCGGCGAGATAGACCGATCCGGTGTCGAAGGACTGGGTGGCGTAGCCGCCGCCCCAGCCTTGGCTGGCGTCGTCATAACCGCCGGGCTTGAGGGTCATGCGCACCGGCACGATTGCGCCCTTGGGGATCAGGTCAAAGCCGGACTGCTGTTGTTCGGCGTCGTTGAAGTCGTTCCAGTTGTTCTGCGTGGTCATGGTGGTTATTCCTTGGATTCGATGGATGCGGGGA